ACGCCTTACAGCACTCAAGTATCTAGCCCGTGCAGGCCTTAAAGACGACACGCTGAAGGACTTAAAGAAAGCGCAATGGTATGTCAATGCCCTTGTGGACTTTATAGAAGACAGCACGGATAAATCGTAGTATATTAAGGTATGGAAGAACTTAACGACGAACACGTACTGCAACTGGTGAGAATTACCATCGACGGTGAGACTTATACCATGTTTGCACCACCTATCGTCGCAGATAACGAGGAAGTCGGAAACATAGAAGACCTAGAATTCGGTGAATTTGTACCCATCCGACACATCGTCTCCGAACTTTTGAATTGCCTCAACAACACAGTGCATTAAATGTGAAAGTATGAATAAAGTACCTTAATCCCGTACTTAAGTAAATGAATGACTTTATAGAGACCTTCGGGTCTCTTTTTTTTATTTACGTACTTTTTTGGGAAAATTGAAAATTTGCCGTAATGGCAGTTTTTAGGGGATTTTTGAGGGGAAATGGGAGAGGGTGGATGGCTGGAAAGCCACGGGGCGCGGGTCTTGGAGGGTGGTGGGGGAGAGGGGAGAAAGGTGCACGGATCACGGACCACGGATCAATTAATCGATTCTATATAATAGACGTTTTGAAAAAAAAGTGAATTGATTTTTTTTTTTACGAAAAGTACCGTAATCAGACGTAATGGTCGAGATTACTTAGTAATATCAATGACTTATCTATTACGTTACACCATTACGTTGAAATATCACAGACGTAATGGCGTAATGGGTACTTTTTGTTCACAGACGTAATGGCAAAAGAGTAAAAAAAGGGTTTATATAGGAAATTATCAAAGATTATTTTAGTAAATTGATTAAATAATAGGCAATAACAGCAAATTTACTAGGGGGTTGCGCGCGAGGACCTTTATTTTTTTTTTTTACTTTTTTTTCAAAACGTCCACTATATAGGATTGAATAATTGAACAAAAACCCTGCTATTGACTAAGGCACTTAAAAAGGGTATATTTACTGTCTACTTTAACAGGGAGGTAAAGAAATGCCGTTAAAAGATGAAGAAGTAAGATTGATTGGGATAACACCTAGAAAGCATGTCATCCGATATAACAGTGTAAGTGGAAGAGCAAAGTATCCGTTCAAGGGAATGATCATTGGGGATTACATAGAGAGTCATTCCTTGTATGAAGTGATTAACTTACGCCATGCACTTAAATCATTTTATAAACGTATAAAGGGGCGTAGGTTCACTGTGCGTCAAAAAATGGAAGACGATAATGTTTGGATTTGCCGGAGAGTAAGCTAATGGCCGCTAAGGACGTATGGAATGTTCCACCTATCTTGGGGGATAAATTGCAAAAGAGACTATCTAGTAATGTAGGCTCCTTGTATAGCCAAAAGAAGAAGCTGACTGGCCGCGAATGGAAGTTTGTGCAAGAGCTAGTATCGGGAGACGGACAAGTCACCATGAAAGAGTGCGCCATCAGAGCGGGTTTCAGTGAGAAATCTGCCAAGGTTACGGCATGGAAGCTAACCAATCCGGAGATATGCCCGCATGTAGTGGCTGCCATCCAAGAGTATCGTGCAGAATTAAATGCAAAGTATGGCACCAATTACGATAGGCACATGAAGGATTTGCAGTTGATACGAGACAAGGCATTGGAAGCTGGCGCATATGGTGCGGCCGTAGCGGCTGAATATCGTCGAGGCCAAGCACTTGGCACTATATACATCGAGAGGAAAGAAGTTCGCATCGGCACCATCGATAGCATGAGTAAAGACGAAGTAATGCGTAAGCTTGAGGAAATCAAACGCATCTATGGCGCTCCGCCTCAAACCATCATTGACATGGAGCCAATCGATGTAGAGAGCACTATCGAAGTAGAACCATCTTTTGACGCAAACGAGGTAATTGAAAATGGCAATAAAGCCCGAAGCCGGTCTATACAAGAGACTGAAAGAGAACCTACCGGAGGCGCACATAACGAGGATAGAATCGAGAGTGAACCTAGGAATACCGGATTGTCTGATAGCGCTGAACAAGACTAGGTTTGTAATGGTGGAGCTGAAGGTAGTTAAACGAGGTAAAAAGGTCGCACTTAGTCCACATCAAGTCGCCTTCCATCTTAAGCATGCCAGCATAGGCTGTCCCACATATATCTTGGTGCAGTATCATCCGGCCGGCACAACATCTGCATTAAAGGCTGAATTATTGCTGTATGACGGTGCGCAAGCAGAAGATGTCCTGTTGCGTGGAGTGGAATGCATCCCATCTGCTAAATGGCCCTTGTCACATGTGCAATGGCATATGTTTAGGCATGCCTTAACCGAGTAAAAGAAAAGGGGCTTAGCGCCCCTTTTTTTATTGCCCTCCAAATATATTTGCAAATAACAACATCGATAGTAGCCGAAATATCGTGCTAATTTTAATAGGCGATTCCGGCTCTGCTGGTTTGGTCACTATCGATGCGCGCTCGCGTCTTAATCGACGACGCCGGTCGTGCGGGTTTTCTCTTTCCATCAATAGCCTTTATATTGTTTAATGGCCTCGCTTTCTATCTCATCGATATAGCCGTCGCCTATGTCGCTAATGTGCACGTGATAGCCGTCTAAATCTATAATGGCTCTTATGTCTACCTCATACGAGGCTGGACTGTCTCCGGTGCCGTATCCATCCAGCGTCTCTTTAACTCTAGCTGTAATCAACAAATCATCCATTTCAAAATCGATATTCATTTTATACCTCCATTATCTGATAAAACTTAGTCATCTCTTCGCCGGTGCGCATCCATTCTTCCTCTTGCGCTTTGATTAGCCAGCGCCTATCTATAAGCGCCATATCGCTGTCCGGATAGGGCTCGCCAGTTATCAATGTTTTAGTATCGGAAAGTCCGTCTACTTCGTAAATTATGTAAGCCATGGTCTACCTTTCGAATGCATTTAAAAAATCATTAACAGCCTCTTTCGCTGTCTCGCCATCGTAGCTGGTCGCTATGATCTCGGCGCAATCCTCGTCAGATAGCTCGTAGCCTAGGCGGCTGGCGTAGTCTTTTAATTCCTCGTAGGTCATACTGTTACCTCCACAATTTGAAAGTCTTCTCTGTCGGTATAATCCTCTAAGTTGCCGGCTTTTACCTCCTCTTCCATGTCTTTTAAAAAGGCGTCCAGCTCGGCCTGTGCACTTTCTATGCTGTCGAACCTAGTAGGCCCGTCGTCATCGCTCCATGTATTAGTCCAGCCGCCACATAGGCAATACTCTTGCACTTCGTATTTGGTCATATCACACCTCCAATTAAAAGTAATGCTGTCGTTAAAGTAATAGCCCATAGGCATATCGTGAAGGCCGTCTCGGTCATATCGCGTCCTCCTCTAGCACGGTCTCGCCGTCCTCGTCTATAACCCATGCCGGATTAGTGCTCCACTCCCATTCCAATGGGTAAGTAGCATCAGTAATGCTTACACTGATAGGGCTGTAATTTTCTAAATCGAGTGCCTCCTCCGGCGTGTCTGCCTCCACTTCAATAGTGGTTATTAAATAGCGGCATATCGTGTATTTAGCCATGGTTTAATCCTCCTCTATAATGCCGTTATCTAGGCATGCTTGAAATACAATCTGCGCTAAGCGCCTATCCGCCATTATGGCGTTGCCAATTTTCTCTTGTAGCTCCATCCACTCGTCTCGGTCTATGTTGCCTTGCCATTCATAATTATCAACGAGGCGGCTTATGGCCCATTCAATGCTTGCGTGTAAATTCATGGTTTAGTCCCTTTCGTCAAAGTCGCAATGTTTAAGCTCGGCCAATAGCTCGGCCTCGTCCATGTTTTTAAATCCCTTAAAACCGTGCATTAACAAGTCCCATACTAGGCCATCGGCAAAGCTGGTATCGGATTGGCATAGCTCTAGGTTATATTCCACAAGCTTGGATATTAGTTCGTCTCTGTCTGTCATTTTGCTTTCTCGCTTTCTAGTGTTTTAAGTAGGTTACGTTTGAAACAGTTTTATCCCAGCATGCGCGGCATGTGCCGCATTTGCCGTTATTAGCTGGCGCCTTGCATTCGACGCCGTCTATCGTGCCGGCCTTGGTTATAACGGTGCTAGTGATAGGCCACGTGCCAGCTGGCGCCATGTCCAGCATTGGCATGCTTAGGCGCACGGTTAGATTATCCGGCATGGCTCGCTGTCTGTTTACCTTGGCCAGCATGCCTTTTTCTTTTGTAGGTAGCCAAAACGTCACCTCCGGCATGGCCTCGGCAATGTCCATGATAGCCATCAAATGCGCCTCGCTTTGAATGTCGCCGCTGTCATGCCATCTGAAATAGCCGGTCGTATCATTGCTTTTAATGGCCGCTATCATTCCAGCGGCCCATGAAGGCAGGTCGCCCAGCGAGTTCAAATTATGCTCCCTGTGGGCTATTACGTTCTTATAACGGTAGTTGCCTTTCATGGCATAGCATCCATGGCACACACTGCCCACAATCTCGGCCAGCTTGCGGCCGGTCTTGCATGCCGTCGCCGGCGTGCTAAAACTAGGGCATGGCATTTTACTTGCCGCGCTAAGCTTAGGCATGAGTTGAATTGTTTGCATGGCTATACTCCCTTGGCTTGTAGCTGGTCGGCCAAGTCTTGGCCGCCTATGCTTTTAATCCAGCCATGGCCATATAATTGGCCGTTGGCATGCCGCTCAATCTCTATCATGTTCTCGCCCCATGCTATCTCAATCCGTCCGTAGCCTTGCTTTAAAGCTTTAATCACTAGGGCCTTAGCTTGCGCAAGGCTTGGCTTGCGTCCGTCAAAATAATATTCGAATGTATTAGCATTCATGATCATGCCGCCTTCAATTGATAAGTTGATGAAATATATACCGGCTCCAAGTCAATGCCGTTGAATAGGTCGCGGCATGATACTTTAAGCTGTTTGCCTACCGCCTCGACGGTATACCAAAACTCCACGCCCAAGGCGTCGCCATTGGTTGCATCCGCTGGCAATAGTCTTAAATCGCCGCCTCCGGCTTTTTTATTGGCCGCTATAAATGAAGCCGCAAACTCGTCGGCCTCGAAGCGGGGTAGCTCCCACGCGAATGGTAAGGCGTTGGCAATAAAACGGTGCGCGCCATAGCCGCTATTGCTAATAGGGTAATTATCCCAATGCTTAAAAACGGTATAGGCTCCGTCTGCATCTTTGAATGTGTATAGGCCTCTAGTGCTCATAATGTCCTCGCTTTCTATCTGTATGGTTGAGCGGCCAGCCATCGCCGGCCGCTGGTTGTTATTGTAAACCTAAGTTTTAAATCTCTGCAAGCTTTTTAATTATGGCCTCGGTAGCCGCTATGGCATTGCCTAGCGCGTCGCGTATATGCACGGCTTGCCCTCGCTCGTTATTGCCATTGCCTAGCGCGGCCGCTATCACCTCGGCGGATTCCCTGCTATATTGAGGCGCCTCGGCCAGCTTGCACGGCGTCGCGTCTATTAGCCGCCAGCCGCCGGCCTCGCGTTCCATCGTGGGCCTTATAGCTAAGTCGCCTACCATAACCACGTGGCCATTGCCTAAGAGCACGCCATCGAGTGCCGCCAGCGCCCGCTTGTTATTCTCATGCACGGCGAAAAACTCCGGCGCCGCGTCCCTTAATAGTTCTAGTTTGCTCATGGTTTAATACCTCCGTTATTAGCGGCGGCCAGCTGGCCGCCGGTGTTTAAATTATGCCGCTTCGGCCTCGGCGTCCGCCGCCGTGCCCTTGATATAGTCCGCCGCTTTCTGAGCCAGCGCCGCCGCCTTGAATATGGCTGTATTATCATCGCGGCATGCCTTGAGCCAGCTTTGAATGTAGCCAGCGTGGCGGAGTTCGCCGGCAATGCCGTTGTCCGCGCATAGGTAAGCGGCGCCAATTTCGGCCACTAGTTCTTCGAATGCATAAGCCGGATTCCCGAAGCGGCCGCTGTGGTCGCGGTCCAGCCTATGCTTAGCGCCGGTCCAATGGGCCAATTCATGAAAGGCCGTAGCATAGTAGTGCGCGGCGCTGTCGAAGCTGGTTTTATGGGGCAATTGCACGGCGTCGGTGCTCGGCATGTAGAAAGCCGCGTCGCCGCCATGGCGAATGATTGCGCCGGTTTTGACTATGGCCGCCTCGCATTGCTCGCTGGCGTCAAATGGTTTAATCACGGGCTCGGCCGCCGGTGCGCGCTCGGCGTCGGTTTGCTCGATATTAAACACGCTATAAGCTTTTAGCACGGCATAGCCATTGGATAGTTCGCCCGTCGCCGCGTCCACGGTGCCGGCTACCGGTTTATAAAAGCAAATGGCCGTGCCTTTCTGTCCCTTGAGCACTTGCGCGCCGCGGTCCTGCCATTGCTTATAGGTGCCCCATTGGCTGGCGGCATAGCCATTGCTCATGCTGGTCATGCCTAGGATTAAGCGATTCACGCCACGATAAGCCGCGCCGCTTACTATGTTATGGTCCGCGCCGCTTGCCGCGTCCGCGTGCCATGGCTTTACCCAAGGCGCCGCGCCTTTCTCAAGCTCGGCAATAATTTGGTCGGTCACTGTCTGATAAATTGGATTGCTCATTTTGTCTTTCCCTTTCTGTCTGTATGGTTGCGGCGGCCAGCTGGCCGCCATGGTTTAGTAGCTTATATGCCACATGCTTTATAAAACGAGGCACGGTCAAAGCGTGGGTTGTCTTTTAACAAGGCCTCGGCCATGTGGGCTATTAGTTCCCTGCTGGCGCCGTATAAAAACAACTCGCGTGCGATGATTGCATAATGCTTTTTAGTCATGATAAAACCCTTTCTACTGTATGCGCACCGCCGGCGGCAGTGCATGGCGTAATTATAACGATATATAAATAAACCGTGCAAGCTTTTTTTGCATGCCGGTTACCTAGTCCGTCCCATACCGTCCAGCATGCCCTCAAAACAGCGCTGGCACGCGCTTACGCCGTCCAATGGCTTGCCGCCGCCTTTGCTGTCTGTCTATATGTAAACTAGGCCAGCGGAGCGTGGCCCGTGAGCCGTGGCCCTTTCCCTGCTATGCGATACGCTTGGCCCGTGGTTCGTGGAGCGTGACCCGTGGTCCATGGTCCTATGTTAGTGGTCACTAACCAATGCGCAAACACGCACGCTCACCAAGGCCATTTTTAAGCGCGCTGTGAGGCGTTGATAATGATTCGATGCTAGCCTACATGGCCGGTTGTGGATATCCTGTGCGTTTACTGTGGATAAACTGTGCATGGATTGTGGATAACTATCCGAGGTAAATGCCCATAAATGTGGATAACTTTCGCATGGTTCGCGAGCCTTGGCTCATGGTTCATGGCTCATGGTAGGCGCAAGGGGGGCAGAGTCCCTCGGTTCATGGTTCAAGTGCCACGGTTCACGGATAACCCCACCCCCCAAAAAAACGCCCCTATGCCGGTGGTGCGGTGGCTTTAGCCCGATTTCGCACAGTATTTGGCACTCCAAACAGAATTGAGGTATGATGACCCCACAAATAGGCCCCCTTGTTTTATAAAAGCCATTGCCAGAAAAATTTTTACAAAAATTAAAGAGAATGAAAACATATGCTTAGCGTCTCTGCAGCCGAACAAGCCACTATTGAGCAGGCTAGATTAGAGCTACGTCTACTGCAATTGGAAGCACAGGAAAAAGCGCAAACGGACTTCTTGTCCTTTGCTAAATACGTATGGCCAGAGGCTATCTTTGGCGCGCACCACACAAAAATGGCAGATGCCTTTAACCGAATAGCAGATGGGACCTTGAAAAGACTGATCGTCAACATGCCTCCGCGGCACACCAAGTCTGAGTTCTCGTCCTATCTGCTACCCGCTTTTATAATGGGCCGTAAGCCAAAAACCAAGATCATTCAAGCGACCCACACCGGGGAGCTTGCCGTGCGTTTCGGCCGTAAGGTCCGTAACTTGATGGACGGCGAAGAGTACAAACAGGTCTTTTCAAACGTAGCCCTTCGAGCAGACTCCAAGGCTGCCGGACGGTGGGACACGGACCATGGCGGGGAATACTTTGCTGTCGGTGTTGGCGGCGCGATGACCGGACGCGGTGCGGACTTGTTGATTATTGATGACCCGCACTCAGAGCAGGATGCCTTGTCAGAGCTGGCCATGGAAAACGCCTGGGACTGGTACACATCCGGCCCTCGTCAGCGTCTCCAGCCTGGTGGCGCTATTGTCATTGTTATGACCCGTTGGAACACGAAGGACTTAACGGCTAAGCTTGTCAAGGCGCAGTCTAGCCATAAAGCCGACCGCTGGGAGATTATTGAATTTCCTGCAGTCTTGCCTAGCGGCAATCCTCTCTGGCCGGGGTTCTGGAAGCTTGAAGAGTTGCTCGCGGTAAAAGCATCATTATCCCCACAGAAGTGGCAGGCCCAGTGGCAGCAACAACCAACCAACGACGAAGGCGCTATATTGAAGCGGGACTGGTGGCAAGTGTGGCCTAGCGAAGAAGCACCTCCTGTCGAGTACATTATCCAGTCGTATGATACGGCTTATTCCAAGAAAGAGACGGCCGACTACTCTGTCATCACGACCTGGGGCGTGTTCTACCCGGACCAAGACTCAGGGCCTAACATAATCTTGCTTGACGTCACGCGAGGGCGCTGGGACTTCCCGGAGCTAAAACGTATTGCCAAGGACAGCTATGACCAGTGGAATCCTGACAATGTGTTGATCGAGGCCAAAGCGACAGGGATCACGCTTCAACAGGAGCTGCGCCGTATGGGTATTCCTGTGACCATGTATTCACCAGGCGGCCGACGCAGCGGACAGGACAAGGTATCGCGAGCTCACTCTGTGGCCCCTATCTTGGAGGCGGGTATGGTGTGGGCCCCGGACACGGACTGGGCAGAGGAATTAGTGGAGGAATGCGCTGCATTCCCGAACGGCGACAACGATGACATGGTCGATAGCACGACGCAGGCATTGAATCGTTTTAGGGCGGGTAATTTTATTTCTCTTGGCACGGATTTATTGGACGATGAGAAGCAACAAGATATTGCATTCGAGTACTATTAGGATATAGAATAGGGGGAAATTACCCCGGAGATTTCTGTAATGTACAACGACCCAAGCGCCAAGGACCTATTGGCCCAGTATCCACGCCAATTAGCCGAAGGTGGCGATGTGGCTGAAAAACCAAAACAGTCTTGGCAGGCCCCTGTTGTTGAGCAGCGCAAGACTTCTTTGACGCCTATTTATGCGCCTAGCGAAGTACCTGCTGGCTACACAGGTAAGTACATTGACCCTACGGTATTATCTGCTTCCCAGCAATATGCTCGTGACATCGCTGCACAGGACGCGATGCTTTCAGGTGCTTTAAGCTCCACGGGCAATGATAGACTAAACAGCAGAGAATACTCTCAACTACAGCAAGGTGTGCGCAGTGGCGATATCACCCAAGCTAATCTACAAGAAAAAGTAATCAATCCTGCGTATGAAGCACGTGTACGAAATGCGTATGCTGCCATCGGCCGTACTGGCGCCGTTCTTCCTGAGCTTGTAATGCCAGCTAAAGGCAATCCTACTGCTGCCAACTACCAGAACGTGACCCAAGCAGAATACGACAACTGGTTAAATCAACTTAAATCAGGCACGTTGTCAGGCGCGGATTTCCAGAACAAATTCTTGACGGCCAATGCTACGGCCATTCCTACTACTAACATTGAAGCGCAGATGGCGTATGTCAATAAAGCCCGTGCAGCGTTAGGCATGCCGCTTATAGACAAGACAGGTAAGGTCGTGGCATCTACCACCACTACTCCGGCAGCTACTAATCCTTCCATGGGCAACATAGCCCTTTTCTCACAGGGTGGTGACGTAGCAAAAAAGTCTGGTGAGTCAGAGCAGACCTCTGACGAGCCGCGGTCCATGGACCTTGAGCAGTTCTTATTGGAGAACTCTCGTACCCGCCTAGGCCCTGTCGACGTGCAAGAAGTACGTTCTGCAAGGGGCCCTGGCAAGTATGACACCCGTATTAGCAAGAACTTAGGCGACCTAGAAGCATATGCTGACTTAGACGTTGGCGGCAAGAAGTTCAGTCAACTTGGCGCACGGCTCATGGGCCAAGGCCGTATTGGCAATTACGAAGTGCAGTACATGTACGACCCTGAAACTAAGCAGCCTGTGATTACTGGTGCTGTGCGTAAGGAGTTAAGTCCGACTAGTGACATCTCTGCTGAAGGCGTGTATGTGCCCCAGAAGGACGGCAAGGACTACTACAATGCTGGCGTGCGTTACACCAAGCGTTTTGCTGAGGGCGGGGAAGCAACGAACGAGAACGTCCGAACCCTTCGTTCTATTGAC